GTAGGATATTTTATATTGATGTTGGTAACTTACCAAAAGGTAAAGCTGAAGAATACCTAAGAGGTATTATGAATCAATATAGAAACAAATTGGTATATGATGCTAAGACTGGTGATATCAAAGACGACAGAAAACATATGAGTATGTTGGAAGATTTCTTCTTACCACGAAGAGAAGGTGGAAGAGGAACTGAAATCACTACGCTACCAGGCGGCGAAAACTTAGGACAAATAGATGATATTATATATTTCCAGAAGAAATTGTATAAGTCATTGAATGTTCCAGTTAATAGATTAGAACAAGAAGCTCAATTCAGTCTTGGAAGAACATCTGAGATTACAAGAGACGAAGTAAAGTTTAAGAAGTTCATAGACAGATTAAGAAAAAGATTCTCTGATTTGTTTATGCAACTATTAAAAACTCAATTATTACTTAAAGGTATTATTACTGAGAGTGATTGGAGAGATTGGAAAGAAAGTATTGCCTTTGATTTTATAGAAGATAACTACTTTTCTGAATTAAAACAATCAGAAATGTTGAGAGAAAGATTTGATATGTTAAGTTCTTTAGACCAATACGTAGGCAAATATATTTCAAATGAATGGATACGTAAAAACGTATTACGTCAGACTGACGATGAGATTGAAGAAATTCAAAAACAAATCGACCAGGAGACAAAAAGTGGAGATAATGATACTCCAGATGCAGATGACCCTCGTTGGGATGCATAATAATATAAATATATAAACAAGGATAAACAAATGAATGTAAATGAATTGATAAAAAATCTACAAGATGGAGATAACGTTTCAGCAAATAAACAGTTTAATACTGTTATGGCTGCAAAAATGACAGCTGCTCTTGATGCAAAGAAAATAGAAATTGCGTCAGGACTTAACCAGCGTGTTGCAGTTACTGCTGAAGAAGAACAAGTAACAGAAGAGGATTAATCCTCTCACTAGGTATTTAAATGAAATTAATAACAGAATACGTAGAACATAATTTAGATGTAGTATGTGAAGCTAAGAAAGATGGTGAGAAAAACTATTTTATCGAAGGCGTCTTTATGCAATCTAATAAAAAGAACAGAAACGGTCGTATTTACGAAAAAGCTTCATTAGAGAAAGCTGTAGATAAATACGTCACCGAACAAGTTAAAACAGGGAGAGCTGTTGGAGAGTTAAATCATCCAGAAGGACCAACAGTTAACCTTGATAAAGTTTCACACAAAATCACAGATTTGCATTGGCAAGGAAATGATGTTGTAGGAAAGGCATCAATACTTAAAACCCCTATGGGAAAAATAGTCGAAGGACTACTCGAGGGTGGAGTTAGGCTTGGTGTTTCAAGTCGTGGTATGGGAAGTCTTGTACAAAAGAATGGCGCTAGTTACGTGGGGGACGACTTTATGTTGGCCACAGTAGATATCGTTCAAGACCCAAGTGCTCCAAGTGCGTTTGTAAATGGAGTTATGGAAGGTGTTGAATGGGTATGGGATAACGGCCTTATTAGACAACAAGATATTGAAGAAATTGAGACTGAAATTAAACGTGCTCCTAGCAAAAATTTGCATGAAGCTGAAATAAGAGCGTTTAAAAATTTCCTCTCTAAAATTAATCTAAAATAGGAGATAACTATTATGTCAGACGACAGAAATCAGTCAGAAGAAGTAGTTGAATCTGTTGAAGAGGAGCAAGTTGATGCTCTCGTTGAAAATGAAATTTTAGACGAGGAATCACTTGAAGAGACTTATGGCAAAGGCAAGAAAAAAGTCAATGCTATGAAACACTCCGACTCTGAAGAAGAGCCAGTAGAGGAAGAAGAAGAAGACGAAGAGGAAGTCAAAGAAGACGCACCTCAAGTTGAGATTCCAAAAACTAAAGCTGGAGTTATTCAAGCAACAGTTGATATGCTTAAAAAGGCTAAATCAGAAGACGCAAAAAAACTTTACTCTAAGTTAGTTACTATCGATAGTGAGCCTGCAAATATTAAATCAGAAAAGGATGCAGAAAATGCTGTATCAGGCAAAATGCCAGAACCTAAAGCGAAAGCTGCGGTTGAGGCTATTGACTTTTCAGATGATATAGATGCAATCATTAAAGAAGAAGCTACTTTAAGCGAAGGATTCCGTGAAAAAGCATCTATTATATTCGAAGCAGTACTTACTAGTAAGTTAAGCGAAGAAGTTGATAGACTTGAAGCAGAATATGCGCAAAATTTAGAAGAAGAAATTTCAGAAGTTCATTCTTCACTTGTAGAAAAGGTAGATTCATATCTTAACTACGTAGTCGAAGGTTGGATGGAAGAGAACCAACTCCAAGTACAAGAAGGTCTTAGGACTGAAATTGCTGAAGAGTTTATGACTTCATTACAAGCGGTGTTTAAAGAACACTACATAGAAGTACCTGAAGGTAAAGTGGACTTAGTTGATGATTTATCAGAACAAGTTACTGAGCTAGAAGAGACTTTAAATAAAACCACAGATGATAATATTGAGTTACACGCTAAAGTTCAAGAATTTGAAAAACAAGCTGTAGTAAGAGAACAATCATCAGGGCTTGCAGAAACTGAAGCTGAAAAATTAGCATCATTAGTAGAAGATATCGATTTTGATAACAAAGAATCTTTCGAAATGAAAGTAAAAACTGTTAAAGAATCATACTTTAAAAATGAGTCTAGCGAATCAGTGGATGAAGTAGATAGCTTATTAGGAGAAGGAACTGTCGATTCAGACGTTTCTGACACTATGGCTAAATACACACAAGCTATAACAAACTTCAATAATTAAGGAAAAAAAAATGTTTAATGCAGACAAAAACTTAATGGAAAAATGGGGTGCTGTACTCGATCACGAATCAGTATCACCTATCCAGGATAACTACAAGAAAGCCGTAACAGCTAGATTGTTAGAAAACCAAGAAATTGCACTACAAGAAGAAAGAGTTCAAGCACAAGGAAATTATATTTCTGAAGCTGCAGCAGCCAATAACATTGGCGGCGGTAATATTGGTTCATTTGACCCAGTATTAATCTCTTTAGTCAGACGTGCAATGCCTAACCTTATTGCTTATGATATCGCTGGCGTTCAGCCAATGAGTGGTCCTACAGGACTTATCTTCGCAATGAAATCAAAATACTCAACTCAGGGCGGAACAGAGGCTTTATTTGATGAAGCTGATACTGACTTCTCAGGAACAGGTACACATCAAGCTGACCCAACAGGGTTAAGTGGTGTAACTGATGCTGATACTGATGGTACAATCGCTGACGAAGCTGACACTGTTTCAACATTCGGTTCTGGTTTATCCACAGCCGCTGCTGAAAGATTAGGAGTTGGCGAAACTGGTGATGGCGCTTTCGGAGAGATGGCGTTCTCAATCGAGAAATCAACAGTAACAGCTAAGTCAAGAGCTCTAAAAGCTGAGTACACAATGGAATTAGCACAAGACCTTAAAGCAGTTCATGGATTGGACGCTGAAGGCGAACTTGCTAATATCTTATCAGCTGAAATTTTAGCTGAAATCAACAGAGAAGTTGTTAGAACTATTCTAACTAAAGCAAAAATTGGTGCTTTACAAACTTCAACTGCTGTTTCAGGTATTTTTGATGTTAACACAGACTCAGACGGTAGATGGATGGTAGAAAGATTTAAAGGTCTTATCATGCAAATAGAGAGAGAATGTAACGTTATCGCTAAAGAAACAAGACGTGGAAAAGGTAATTTTGTTATCTGTTCTTCAGACGTTGCTTCAGCTTTAGCAGCTGCTGGAATGTTGGATTATACTCCAGCTTTATCAGCTAACTTAAACGTTGATGACACAGGTAATACTTTTGCTGGTGTTCTTAACGGAAGAGTTAAAGTTTACATAGACCCTTATGCTACTCAAGACTTTGTTTGTGTTGGTTATAGAGGAACAAACCCGTATGACGCTGGTATGTTCTACTGTCCTTACGTACCTTTAACTATGGTTAAAGCAGTGGGTGAGAACGACTTCCAACCAAGAATGGGATTCAAAACAAGATACGGTATGGTTGCAAATCCATTCGTAGCTGCTGATGGCGTCGGTACTAACCGTGCTAACCAGTACTTCAGAATCTTCAGAGTTGACGACATTATGGTGTAAACTGTAATTAGTTAAATCTAATTCGACTAAAGGGTTTCTTCGGAGACCCTTTTTTTATGTGTATATATAATAGGTACACTAAAGTACAGACACATACACACAGGAGAAAAATATGTCAAACGGAAAATCAGGCTTTGAAATAAGAGCCGACTTACTACACCAAGCTCAAGGTTTATTAGAGCAAAACATCCAGAGAAAAGTTGATGCAATTTATATGCACAATGATAATCATCCGGATGATAAGAAACCTTTACCATCTGCTTCAATTAGCGCAAGTGATGTGATAGCAATTGCTGGTGAATTAAACGAGTTTGTTAATAGTAAGTAATTATTTATTATAAATAGATATATGGCAACGTTAACTACAAATAAGAATTTTTTAAGTCCAGTAGGATTTCAATTTAAAATTTCCAGCAATCTTTATCCTAATTTAGAATATTTTGCTGTTGCAGCTACGTTGCCAGGTCTTAATATGACTAAAGCCGAACAAAGTTATCGTGGAGTAAATTTAGCATTTACTGGTGATAGAATTACATTTGATGATTTATCATTACGTATTAATATAACAGAAAACCTAGATAACTATATAGAGACTTTTGATTGGATGCATAAAATTGCTCAGCAAAAAGATGCAGAAGATTTAAAAGTCGATGCTACTCTTCTTATACTTACATCTCACAATAATGTAGTTAAAGAAGTTGAATTCAAAGGAGTGTTTCCAACAAGTATGGCACCTATAGAATTTAACGCACAAGCTGAAAGCGTTGAATTTGTTCAAATGGATGTTGGATTTGGTTACACTTATTTTGAATTTAAGTAAAAAAACCGTTTACAAATACACTAAAATATGGTATAATATATATTATGAATAATTTGCAACAAATCTTAGAAATGTGGAAAACTGACTCAATTATCGATGAAATGAATTTAGATGAGACGTCAAGAGATTCCGCTAAATTACATGGTAAATACCTAGAACTTCTTTCAATAAATCGTATGAAACTCAAGAAAGCTGAACTTGAATTTAAGGTTATACTTAAAGACAAGTGGATGCATTATAATGGCAAAATGAGTAAAGAACAGATAGATGAAAAAGGCTGGGACTATGACCCATTAAATGGACTCACTGTATTAAAAGGCGATATGGACTATTACTATAATGCTGACCCAGTGATACAAGAACATCAAGCAAAAATACAGTATCTTGAAGAAGTTTGTAGTACATTAAAAGAGATATTAGAAAACGTTAAATGGCGACACCAAAATATAAAAAACATGATTGAGTGGAGAAAATTTACTAGCGGAGTCTAATGGATACTGTCACTATTCAAAAGAAGAATGAAGTCTTCTTAAACATCCAATGCAACCCATCAATTGAGATGGAACTATCAGAACATTTCCAGTTTTTTGTTCCAGGTTATAAGTTTATGCCTGCATATAGAAATAGAATGTGGGATGGCAAAATAAGATTATTTGACTCTAGAAAGAAAACATTATACACAGGATTGCACAAATATTTGCGTGAGTTTTGTGACGTGAGGGATTATAACCTAGAAGTGATAGATTCGCCTACCTATGGTGCACTCGAGTCCGCCCTCAGCCCTGACATAAATGGACTATTATCACAAATGTCCCTTTCTGTGAATGGTGGGGATATAACACCTAGACAATATCAGTTGGAGGGACTCTCGCACACGCTTTCTCAAGAGAAATCCTTATTACTATCACCTACTGCTTCTGGGAAGAGTTTAATCATATATTTAGCTATAAGATATTACCTCGATGTTTTTGAAGGTAATGTTTTGCTTATAGTACCTACAACATCATTGGTAGAGCAAATGTATTCTGATTTCGGAGACTATTCTTCTAAGGATAGTTGGTCTCATGCAGATAATTGCCATAGAATATATTCAGGTAGAGAGAAGCATGATGTAAATCAGAGAGTTATTATATCAACATGGCAATCTGTTTATAAATTACCACAATCTTGGTTTGCCGGGTTTGGGATGGTGATAGGAGATGAAGCACATAATTTTAAAGCTAAGTCGTTAACGAGTATATTAGAGAAATGTACTGAAGCAAAATATCGTATTGGTACTACTGGAACATTGGACGGAACTCAAA